ACAAGAAACTAGTAAACTTGAATAACCCTAAAGGTACAGAACAGTTTATCCAGAAGTATAAGGATGCCTTTACTGAGAAAGAATTGACTCAAGTTATGTCAGACCTAAGAGCTGGTAAGAAGAGTGACCTAGTAAACTATGTACTGTGGAATGATCTTACAAGGGCACAACCAATAGCATTATCTCAGATGCCGCCTTGGTACTTAGAACATCCTAAAGGCCGTATCATGTACATGCTTAAGACATTCACTATCAAGCAGTTCGATCTTATGCGTAGAGAAGCCTTCCAACAGATAGCTAGAGGTAATGTAACAGAAGGTACTAAAAACTTAGTCAAGTTTGCCACTCTGTTTACAGGTGCTAATGCTAGTGTTAGTCAGGTTAAGGATTGGTTAAGGGGTCGAGACTCTGAGTTCTCTGATACAGTGATAGCCAACCTACATAAGAACTGGGGTGGTAGTGATTACCTACTGAATAAGATGTCAGGAAGAGGAACCACTGGAGCAGCAGAAGCCCTAGTAGGCTTGATTACTCCTCCTATCTCTGCACCTCTTAAGTCTTTTGATACATTCGCAGACGGTGTAGCTGATAATAAGAATGCAATAGATATATTAGAGAGTACTGCTGAAACACTACCGCTTACAGGTGGTTACTTACAGATACTAAAAACTATGTTTGGGTCAAACCCAGATGAAAAGTAAAAAAGGACTAGTAATGAATGATTTAGAAGTTGGTAAGTTGATATCAGCAGTAGAACAATTAACTAAGACAGTTGATAGTTTATCTGAGAAGGTTGATACTTTGGAATCCCAACTTGATAGAGGTAAAGGAGTATTCCTTGGTATCTTCTTAGTGGCAGGGTTTTTAGGTACGACTGTAGGGATAGGTATCGATAAAGTGATTAAGTTTATAGGTGGCTAATGGCTACATATAGAGGAAGTGCTACTCCGTCAGCAGGTACCCTTACTAGGGCTCAAGCTAATGAGATAGCGATAACAGACGCTGATAATTACTTTGCAGGTACGGAAGTAGAAAGTGCACTAGCAGAGCTAGCTGTTAGTGTAGGAGAACCTGCCTCTTTAGACAGTAAATATATACAGGTATCTCAAAGTGTATACACTGTAGTAGCAGCAGACCTAATAGATGGTCATAATATTTTTGGTATTAACTACGCAGGAGCAGTAACAGTAATTATACCAGATGTAGTAGAAGAAACAAATATAATAATTATTAAAGATGAGTCAGGTCAAGCTGGCACAAATAATATAACTATAGTAACTGGAGAATAGAAAATGGCAGCAGGTGACGTAACCATCTTTGACGAGGCTAAATTAGCACTACTGGATGGAACACATGATTTAGATACACATACTTTTAAGGTGGCTATCTGTGATAATACAACAGCCCCTACAGCAGCTACAGCTACACCAGCTCTAGCAGACTTCACAGAGGTAGGTTCAGCAGGTACCTATGTAGCAGGTGGTACAGCGCTGACAGTCTCTCTTACTGAGGCGGCAGGTACTGTAACCTACGACTTTACCAATAACCCTTCATGGGCTCAGAATGCCTCTAATGACGTAGATGCCTACTGGGGTATCATCTATAATGATACTGATGTAAGTGACAGTGCTGTAGGGTATGTAGACCTAGGTGGCCCTGTGGATATGACAGCGGGCGATCTGACAATCACTTGGAATGCATCAGGCTTCTTTACACTAGCGTAATAGGTATTTTTAATGTTAGCTAATAGAGTAAAAGAGACAACTAGTACAACAGGTACTGGTAGTTTTACAACTACTGGTGCTTCTGCTGGCTTTCAAACATTCAATACTGCCTTCGGTACTAATAAACGTTTCATGTACTGGGCTGTTAATGATACTGACAGTGAGTGGGAGACAGGTATAGGGTATCTTTCTGCGTCCACTACACTAGTACGAGAAACAATTTTAGATAATTCCTCTGACGGTATTACAGCTCTAAGTTTTACTACAGCGCCTTCATTGTTTTGTTCTAGTAGTGAGGTGACAGTACCCTCTATCGGACTAGCTCAGTCTAATAAATGGATCACCCCTAAAAATCATACGCATACAGGTTACAGATCAGAGTATGTGATCCCAGCGGACACTGTTATCTATTTTCCAGTGTTTTTTGACGTAGCCAATGAATTTGATAATATAAGAATAACAGTAACAACTGCTGCTGGTACCAAGATGCGCTTGGGATTATATGAGAATGATAACGGGATTCCTGGAGATCTTATAGCAGAAACTTCTGACCTAAGTCCAGCAACTACTGGTTTGAAAAGCACAACTCTTACTCAAGACAAACACGGAGGAGAGTGGTTATTTGCAGCTATTGTATCAGATGGAGCTACAGGTGTAGCAGCTCAGGACGATGCACAGGTTAATTGTGGCCCGTTAGCTATGACCTCCTCGGACGCTTATAAGGTTACTGCGCTAAGTGAGACTGCAACATCTTGGACAACCTTGCCTGCTTCTGCTGGAACTTTGACAGAATTGGATAGAAAGAACCCTCCTAGAATTAGCTTGCAAACGGTATAAAGATATGGCTATTAATTATATAGAAAAAGGCAGTAGATTACATGAGGTCATTGAGGAATCAGGACATTGGTTGCGAGAACATAATGGTGTTTGGATAAGTTCGGATGATGCTTCTGTACAAGTAATAATTGATTCTTTTGATGAATTAGCCGAGACTAAGAAGCTTAAAAGGAAGGAACTACGTGATCAATATCTAGTCCGTATACAGATGCTATATCCTGATATAGAGACAGTTGATATTATTGATTTAGCCTTTGATATATTTAGAAGCGTAATTGCAAGCTCTCGTTCAGCTAATGCAGATTTTCAGAAGATGATTGATAATAGGCAAGCAAGACGTACTATAAGGAATGAGATAAATTCTTTGACTACAGTTGACGAAGTTAAAAACTATGATGTCGTAAATAGCCTACACTGGCCTGTGTAAATGAGCTTAGGTCAAGGTGCAATAGGTGAGTTTTCCTTAGGTGAATTACCGAGTGCTGTAAGTGGAGATACTAATGTTAATGCTACCTTAGGTACACTAACACTTACCACATACGGTACTACTGTCAATGCTGCTACTAATGTAGGCAGTACACTAACTACACTCACTCTTACAAAATATAATGCTACGGTTGATCTCACAACCGACACTAATATAAGTGCGTCTGTAGGTTCTTTAAACCTAACACCTTACAATGCTACAGTCAATTCAGCTACTGATGTAGAGGCTAATCTAGCAACTCTAGCCTTAACTCCATACAATGCAAGTATCAGTACTGATTCAGGGATTAGTGCGTCTGTTGTAGCCCTTAGCATAACACCTTACAATGCTATAGTCAATGCAGCTACAGGTATTAGTGCAGCTCTTGCAACACTTAACCTGACTACGTACAGTGCTACTATTGATTTAGTATCTGGTACTAACGTTAATGCTACATCTCCTGTACTAGCTATTACACCTTACAATGCTACAGTCAATGCAGCTACTAATATCTCTGCTGGTGTAGTATCACTATCACTAACACCTTATAATGCTTCTCAGGCAGGACTAGACCTAGGTGTAACCATTGATGGTTCATCTCAGATGGTTATGACTACAGATTATGAGTCTGTTTTCCTATACTTCAATAATAGTAATTACTTTACACTTGCTTCTACTGGAGAGTATGAGCCTGTTGATGCTACTATTCTTAAGAGTGCTGATATAGGTGTTACAGTACAAGCGTATGATGTCAATACTGTAAGTGATGTGGCTTACCAGAATACAGAAGAGAACTACAGTACTGCTGAGAAAGGTAAATTAGCTGGTATTGAAAGTGGTGCTACAGGGGATCAAACTGCTGGTGAGATAGAGGCCATTGTAAGCCATGATAACTTACAAGGTGTTACGGCTAATGAACATATTGATTGGACTGCTGATCAAGGTGTTACTAACATACACAGTGGTAATTATACTGATACTGATACTACAGATCATACCTTATTTAGTAATATAGGTACTAACAGTCATGCTGCTATCGATACACATATAGCAGACAGTACTCAACACTATCTACAGTCTGCTATCAGTATTACTGAGAGTCAAATTAGTGATTTAGGTTCTTACTCCCTAACATCTCATAATCACGACACCGCATACTTAGGTATATCCTCTAAGGCTGCTGATTCGGAACTGTTGGATGGCCTAGATAGTTCTGACTTTAGTACGTCAAGAGGCAGTCAATCATCTACTGTAGATTTTAATACACTTACAACTCCAGGAACATACAAGGTAGTTAATCTGTCAACTTGTACTAATTCACCATATCAAGATCTTGGGGCTAATATATACGAGTGGGGATATTTAGTCGTATCTAAGGTAGACTCTACTAACTGGGTAGTTCAGAAATATTATTCAGACAACGCTGATGACGTATGCTTTAGGGCTAGATGGGGTGGTACTTGGAGACCTTGGAAGGCTATTGGAGGCTCCTACTCTAATGCAGATACCTTAGATGGTATAAGTAGTAGTGGTTTTGCTACATCTTCACATACTCATACATTTGCATCTCTTACGTCTAAGCCTACTACATTAGCAGGTTATGGTATAACTGATGCTCAGAGCTACGATGCAGACATACCTACTGTTGTTGTCTCACAAGTAGAAGCAGAAGCAGGAACATCTACAGCTAATAGAACTTGGACACCTCAGAGGGTTAAACAGGCTATAGACGCACTGGGGGGGTCAGGTGGATCTGCGCTTAAGAACCTAACAACATACTCCTCTAGTGCTCAGTCTTTAACCTCGATAACTTGGAATACGTTGTGGAGATCACTCTTTGAAGGCACTGATGATTATACTATCTATTCAGGTGATAACTCTAGCCTACAGGCTCCTACAGGAAGCTCTAGGGTACAGCTTTCAGCTAATTTGTCTTGGGACGCATCAGTAGGATCTTTAACTGAAGTGTACTTACAGATAAGAATGTACCCGTCTGGAGAAGTTGTAGGGATGGGTTACTTCGACGAGCGTACAGGTATGGGAGACAATATGCTAAGTATTACCACCCCAGTTATACCTGTATCGGTAGGTCAGAAGTTTAGAGTGTATGCATTCCCTGTCGGAACAATGACAGCTCTAACCTCTGTAGGTGCTGGACAACATAACCGTAACAGTTTTAGTTTAACAGTTATCGAGTAATCACCGATTACCAACAAGGGAGCCACCAAAGTAAAGGCCGATAATAGCACTTACGAGATGTGTATCCAGTGGGGTGAGGAGTATTCCTCCCTCCTTGACTTCCCTCCAAACTACTGTATTCTCTCCCTCTGTGAAGAATAGGAAGCCGCTCTGCCACTCTGTCCATCCATAGGTTACAGGTACGTCCCATATCCCTGCTAACTTTGGTAGTATAATTATAGCAGCTACTGAAGATAGAGCTATTAGTCGACGTGTAAACTGTAGACTTTTGTCCTTCCTTGCTTCTTGTATTGCCTTCCTCTTGGCGCTTAGCATATTCAACTGTGCTATAGCTGTCTGCTTCTTTGATTCTATTGACTGCGACCACAGACTCATTACTCCACCTAACAGAGTACTTGCTCCCATCGTCAATAATTCTACTGGTATCATTTACAACCTCCCAAATGTATTTATCTGTATAAGGTACATCTCCATTCTCCTGCTTTATAAGAGACCGAATAAGGATAGTATAATGAATGCTATTATTGATAGAAAACTTAGAATCAGATAGACTATCAAAATTAGTAGTGACATCCGCAATAAGCCTTTCAGTATCATTCTCATTACTAGGGCTCCACCTAGATACTATACCTTCTATACTCTTTAGTTTATATTTAAGATAGTAAGCATCTATATTATATATCATAGCCTCTAAACCACCCCGAAGGGTGGAGAAGCACTTAAAACGTACATCTTTACACTCAACCTCCCCCGTCCATAGGGAAGGTGTATGTACTATATTTCCTGGATTGTTATTACGTATGCCTCTAGTATCAGACGATCTCACAGGCTCCGCTTGAACAAGCAAGCTCAGGGACAATATTAACATTGTCAGAACTTTCGTAATCACTCATCTTCTCCCAATCTAGTTCTGGCATTCTATCTTTCAGACTTAAATACTCTTCCTTAGTACAGTCTTGATAAGGTGCCTGTTGATATACATGGTCTGTATGTGGTAAGAAAGAAACACCACTACACATATCAAAATTAGACCATACCCATGCCCCTACTTCCATCCACTCTTCTTCTTTAACAGTTATAGTTACAGATGGTTTATGCTCACACCAATGTTCTGCATAGGCTTTCCAGATATCTAGCTGTTGTATAGCTGTCATATCATTACGGGTAATACTTCCTTCTGGAGAAGCTACAGGGAACGAGAAGACATAGTTATGGTCAGGCTTAGTAACGTCATCCTCTACTGGTACACCAGCATCTACCATCATCTGAGCTAATGGGTCTTTCTTATCAGCTCTTACTGTACGAATATAGAAATCAGAATGGCGAGAATGGATGCCACTAGAGCTGTCCACAAGCTGACTAACCGTGCCACTGGGTTTAACACACGTAATGGCAGTACTGGGAGCAATACCCAGTCTTTCAGCCCATTCTTTGTTAGTTTCAACTGCCACCTCCTTAAGTTCTTGTAAGATATCCGGTAGTACTCTTATAGGGAACTCATTAGCTGTAAAGGTACTATCAGCGTAGTTACCACTCATTACAGGATGATCCATAATACCTGTCAGAGATACACCCAACAAAGCTTCCTCTTCCGTATTCCTTTTCCATGCTGCACTCAGGTATCTGAAGTCAGTTAAGGTGGCTTGTAAAGTACCTATGATAGAAGCGAGTCTAACTTTCCTTTTAAGATCCTCAAGCGTGTCTGTACTCCTAACAACAACTTCAGAGAGGTTGCAGAACTGCTTAGATCTGAGGATGATTTCAGAGCATGGGTTAGTTCCAAAATCGAACTCTGTATCTCTTCGTCCAGATATTCCAGCGCTTCTCTTCGCTGCCTCTCGATTAAAGATCCCACGTTCTCCACTTTTACTTTCATACAATGAACTCCACTCTTTCATAAAGATGCCTATATCAGGCTTCTCTGTATAACATACTGAATTATTAGCTAGTGCTCGTTGACCATTATCTTCCCACCACTGTCCTGATTTAGCATTACGCATACGTTCATCAGTTAGATTAGATAAGGAGATAAGTGCTGACCTACGTACACCGCCTACTACTACAATATCAGCTACCTTACATACGATATCATGACATTCAATAGATGTTAGCTTACGTCCTGCTGCCCGTTTAAAAACCTCTACAGTGAAGGTGAATAGGGCGACAAGAGGGTCTGACCCTGATGCGCGTCCCCCAAATGTCTTAAGTCGTTCTCCTGCGGCACGTACACCTGAGACATCCCATTGTGGGATCTGGCCTGCGTAGAGCATTGAGATAAGTTCTCGGTAGCTCTTTGCCCAGCCGATCTTTGAATCTGCAACCTTAATAACTGTTTCAGTTTCATGGAAAGTCTCCGATATCTCTGGTAATCTAGTAATGAACTGACGTTCTACTGAGAAGCCTACACCTGTACCGCACATAAGTACGTACATGATCTCATCAAAGACTCTAGGTGAATCTACAGCTACATAGCTACAGTTAAAACCTGCTACATTGTCTCTGTCTAAAGCTACGCCTGCCGTCATCAAGGTACGCATACTAGGCATTACTTCTAGACCATGTATAGCATCAAATAGCTCTTGAGATACATCTCCTATATTCTGTCTATTCTCGAAGTAGTCTACATACCTGCGGACTGTTTCATCCCATGTCTCCCGTCTACCTTCTTCTTCTTTCCACCGAGCATATCTACTCTTGTGGATATAGCTCTGGTACTGCGTCATATCTGTCATTAAAGATATTGCTCCATTAATTGTTTTGTTGTAATATCACGTAGGCTGAAATCACCTTCTGATACATTATCTAATAGTAGTACACCTTCCCACCATAGATGTCTAGCTCCTGCACACCAACCTTCTGTGTACTCTGGGTGTACGAAACAACCTACAGCTAGACCGTGCATCTTCTGACCATCAGCTCTTGTACGGATAGCATGATTGTACAGGTGAGAGTGTCCTTGTACGGAAGACATATAGTTCTTACTCAGTAGGCTATTACCTATATGTTCTCCACCAATAGGTCTATTCATTACACCTGATGCAAAGTAGTGGCTAAAGCCTACACCTTCAATAAAAACCTTGTCCATAAAAGGGTATACTTCCCAACCTGCTTCTTCATAGCCTAGATCGTCCATAGATATAGTCCCATGTAGCTCTGAGCTGCTCTGTGTGACACGATCTATACGAGCTTCATGGTTACCTAGGCACATGACCTTACGAGGCTTGTACTGAGCCTTCTTATTCCTCTTCTGTTGTTCGTTATAGGTATCTAATGCGTGCCACAAGTAGTTATTAGCTTGGCGTGCTGCTTCAATATCCCTGTTATAGCGTCTACCTTCAAAGCCCCTAGTACCTCTATCATAAGAGGATAAAGAAGGCATGTCTGCAAAATCACCAATACATACTATCGTATCTGGTCTTTCATCTACAATCAATTTACCTAGTGCGATGAAGCGCCTATTATCGTAATCAGGATGCGCATGTGCATCTGGTATTACTAGTATCTTTTTACTCATACTTCTTAATCTCCCTCTCTAAATACCACATAGCTTTCTTTAAGTCCTGCACTCGATCATCCTTTAAGCCTGCTCTCCAGATATATTTGATAGCATTACCTAGGCAGAAGTCCATGTGCTCTGTTACCTGTATGCATTCAATACCAGAAGGATGCTCTCTGTAATGGTTAGGGTTGAAGACATCCATAGGCTTTTTACCATTAATGTCCCACCTAGTATCCTCTTTAGTCAATATCATACTCCTCTGGATTAAGATCCAAACGTATATCACGTAGGTATATGTCATTTAATAAGTCTAATGCTTCTTGTAAGGAGACAATACAATCACTCTCTCCACATGAACCACAAGTCCTTTTATAGTCTTCTTCTGTGTACTCTACGTCCTGTTCTCCACACCTAAAACACCCGTACATCAGAAAACCTCCCGATCTTTAGCTGTCTCTTTGATCTTTTCAATTCTAACTTTAATATACTCACTACCTTTCTCCACTATATCTTTATATATGTGAGCTTCATAGATCCTATTATCATCAAAAGAATACTTCTTCTGTAAGACATCTTGGAATGCTTTAATAGCATTATCATAATCAGACATCTTGCTGCTAAAACCAAAGGTAATATATATAACCAGCTTACCATTACTGGATACATATAAATCTTCTGGTAGCAGACCTAATAGTTTCTTCTCATACTCTTTGTAAGCTGGTGTCTTAAAACGTCTACCTCTCCAACACTGATTAACACTTAAAGGTTTAATAAAAACTACAGCTTCGTTTGTCTTTTTCTTTCTTGCACCTCTTCCACTCATTTTAATATATAAACCTCTGCAGGTATACCCTTCTCGTTAGCTATATCAATCATGTGCTTAGTCCCTCTACTTTCACCATCCCATATAGCTATTAAGGCATCTGCATATTTAGCCATATCTACGTTGCGTCTATAGCCTGCTGATTTACCATACTTGTCCCAATAAGCGGGAAACATCTTAACAGGTATCCCTGCCTCTTTAGCCCACTGCCTGCCTATAGAGTCTACACCTCTAGCACCTCCACATACGACCTCTGTTATATCGAACGTAGATAGAGATAATCTATTGAAGACATTAGAAGTATTTACTACGTCCCTACTTCCAGCTACTATAACCCTCATTTCGGTAACTCCCAGTGTACATCCTCTTTCTGTAACATCCACAATAGACGACCATTCTCCAGTAGTGCTGCTTCTGGATCATCATACTTATAAGCATACTGAGTACCTACTACACAGAATAAAGCTTCCTCCGTAGTGCAGTCTTTCAGCAGGTTGTAAGCTTTAACATCACCTATACGTGGACAACCTTGTATATTATCTACTGTATCACCCATCAACATCTGAGCCCAGAAGAACATGATGCCAGAGCCTGCACATTTAGGTTTACTCTTAGTCTCATCTAGGGCTAGACCACCCCATTCATCTGTCTCGTACTTCTCTCCTGTTGCTAGGTTGTAGTGTTTACCAGCACACATATCTAAATCCTTATCAATAGTAACAATAACAGTATCTTTCCTATCTATCCTACTGTGCTGCTCTATACTCATAGCATCATCAGCTTCCATACCTTCTATCACTTCTGCCTTCCATGTATTGATTAGATATTCCGTAATCGCATCATAATGTTCAGGCTTACGTCCGCTTCTGTTTCCCTTATAAGGTTTGATTGTTGCAATGTCAATCCTGAAGTTGGTGGATCCTGTGAGGTAGACCGTGTAATCATCTGCTTCCGTTGCTGATAGTATGTCCTTGATCTGCTTCTTTGTGTTATAGAGTGCATGACTTACTGGTTCTCCTTCTGCTGCAAAACCACATCGATATCTTAATACATCGCCATCAATTAGTGCTTTCATCGAGGCTTATCCTCACCCACCTCTCCTAGTTTAAAATCTTTCAGTTCCTCTACTTCACCAGAGATCATTATAACATCGTCTTTATTCTCGATCATATCTCTAGCTACCTCTTTACTTTTACATTTAATATAAGCAAAAGTATTAATCATTTTAACTACTGGTACTTTATATGTCTTCATTTGTTCTCCTATGTACGGGCTTACCACCTGTCGTCCCCGTCTGAGGGTCATCTATCGAACCCTGCCCGATTACCGCCATCACATGGTATGATACGCAATCCCTAAAAGTTTATACCACATCCTTTCAGCCAGCCTGTCCTGCGTTAGCAGGGTTTATTCTAGTGGGTTGTATCCTTATCCACTATTGATAATGATGGTGTATTGAGTCGGCCATTCATCTCATCCAGATGGTCTTGGAATTGCATAGCTGCATCAAGGGCTTGAGGTAGTACAGAAGTACTATACTCTACCACACCTGTCATTACATTAGTAACTAAATAAACATCCTGTTTAAAGTCCTCATGTTCACCAACAGTTACATTGTAAT